CTGAGCTTGCTGCCAGTCTTGCATTCCTTGGCAGGTATACCAATTGACCAGCCCGGCATCTTGTTAGGCTTCGACAGCGAGCCTCCAATTATTTTAAATGCTTCATCTGTTTTCATACTCCCTTATAATCCTATATTCCTTTCTTGTCAAGCTTGCCGCCTGACGCTTGCAGCTTGCGGCTTGACGCTTGTAGCCGTTGGCCTCTAGCCAACGCCAATGGTTTACTAATATTCTAATACTTTGTGCTCCTTGTTTCCTGCTCATTAATCAAAAAAGTTTCCTTCTTGCCATCTGTAAGTATTTTCTGGTTCTCCTTCTTCAGGACCAAACCAGGCGCCATCTCCCAGCGGAAGATCTTTGTTAGCTTCTTCCATAGTTTTAAATTTGTATTCTTTGTTTTTATAAATAAATGTTTTCATTTTTTCCTTTCTGTATCCATCCTATCATATCCTGGACCAGCTGTCAAGCTTGATGCTTGCCGCTTGCCGCTTGGAGCGACCAGCCCCGCTGGTTTCGTCTCCAGCGAGTTTGTGGGCTGATCCCAGGTCCTATATGCATTTTACTTTATCGGCCGACACATAGGACCTGGGATCAGTTTTTATTTAAACTGAAACATACCTTTGGCTCTTTCAAATTTTATTGAGCCATCTGGCATTTCAGTAATAAAACCAAAACCTATCCATCTAGACTTTATTTTTTTGCCTAGTGTTTCTTTTTCAAACCTAGCTAGTTCTACAGCATGATTTATAGCTGCTACTTCACCCGGTCCTAGTTTTGCCCCATCTACTACTTCAATCATATTTTCTCCTTGTTTCCTACTCATAAATTTTTTTAGGACCCAGGCCCGAAGGCCTGGATCTAGTTTAATTAACCTAACCTGCTATACCTAACGCCTTGGGCAATAGGATGCAGATCTTTAAATTCAGGCGCGTCTTGATCCAAAAATGCTGAGACGTGATAGGTTTTAATAAACGCTATCTTTTTCTCATTCATTTTATGGAGTGCATCTTGCTCCTGAATGACGTAGGGTCTCTTCTCGGTGCCTTCTGCCCATGCTTTCATATCTTCAGCAGAGTCGAAGTCTATCACGATCCGAAACCTTTTCTTTCGAGCCACC